ATCTTACCTAAAAAAGACTATACAGGTAAATTGATTTTCCCAGTTGGTAAAATAGAAGGTGTTTGGACATTTCCGGAACTAGCTTTAGCAGAAGCGGAAGGTTGCAAAATAGAAAAAATCGAAAGCGGTGTTGTATTTGAGAAAACAGCACCTGTCTTTCGTGAATTTATTTCGTATTTTGAGGAAATAAAAAATACAAGTAAAGGTGCTAAACGAGCCTTTTCAAAACTTATGCAGAATGCGTTGTATGGAAAATTTGCAATGCAGCGGGAACGAATCATGTATGCTGATATTTCTGAGAGAGATAAACTTGAAGCAGAAGGACATACAGTAAGCGAGATCATATATGATATGAATGGAATTCGAATGGAATTTTTAGAGTATGACGGATATGCTATGGCTGAATATATTCAACCACATATTTCAGCATATATTACTTCTATTGCAAGAATTCTACTATTTAAAGGATTGAAGTATGCGCATGAAAAAGGAATTTTGGCTTATTGTGATACGGACAGTTGTGCAACAACTACGAAATTTCCTGATAAAATGGTTCACGATAAAGAGTATGGAAAGTGGAAGTTAGAAGGGTATGTTATTGAAGGACTCTATTTCCAACCAAAAATGTATGCGGAAAAAGCTATTAATACCGATGGTGAATATGAGGAAGTATTACGAATGAAAGGTGTTCCGAAATGGGTTGTAGAGGAACAACTAGACTACAATTCATTTCGTAAATGGTATTTACAAGTAAAACGTGGGAAAGCCGAAATTCCTATTTATAAAGGCGGGGAACGTGTTCAAAAATTCTTGACGAAATCTAAAAATAATATAGAAATGAACGAACTAGCGGAAATGCATAAAACAATTAATTTTGCTAGGGAACAAAAAAGAAACATTGATCTAAATAAAAATATTACCTCACCTCTAGTTCGTAATGACTATGGGGAAAATAAGGACGAAAAGTCAGAGTATGAGTTTGACGAATGGTATGAAAGATTAGAAGAGTTTAACGATGATATGAATGCGGTAGAGGAACTTTGTATGAAGTTTGGAAAGATACAAATACCAGAGAAAAAGCAAAGGAAGTTATACGGACTTTATAAAGAGTATTCTTCAAAAGCGAAAGCTATGTGTTTTTCAAATGAGGGACTTCCGATTCAAGATTGGTGTAAAAAGACAGGATGGGACATGAAAGAACTATTAGGCGAATTAAGTTTCTTATAATAGGGAGTGACGAAAAATGTTGACGCCAAGGGAACAGGATACGTTAGAATGTATAAGCGGGTATATGGAAGAGTTTGGGTTTGCACCGAGTGTGCGAGATATGGCGAGTCGAATGTACGTAAGTCATAAGACAGCACATCGCTATTTAATGCAATTGGAAAGTAAAGGACGAATTAGGAGAGTGCATCAAAGACCTAGAGCCATCCAGTTGTTATAAGGAGGGGAAAGGTATGCGTGACAAATTGCTCGACTTTATCATCGAACTATCACAATCTAGCAAACAAGTCGTAAGCAAGTCGTATGTCATCGACAGGTTAATGCAAGTAACAAAAGAAGACTACAAGGAACTAGAAAAGAAAACAGAAAATGCGGAAAAGGACTAGCAAAGTTGCTAGTCTTTTTTATTTGTCCAAAATGACACACGTGTGACGTTATGCGGAACAATTGTTCGTATTATAGTATACATATACAGAACAAACATTCGATAAGGAGTGTGACAGATGGATTGTAAGACGTTAGTAAAGCGATATGAAGAACAAAATGAAGAACTACGAAAATTAAATTCTATTCTTACAAAACGAATCTATCATTTGCTACAAGAAAATGAATCATTAACAAGTCATGTATCGTTTATGAGAGATTTCAATGAAGAATTAATACGCGACAACATGAATTATTTAGGCGATAAACTAGATGAAAAATTACAAGATATAGAAGGAGATGATTCAAATGACAGACATGCTAAAAGCAATTGAAGAAAACCCCTTTCTATTACGATTCGGTGACGGACAATTCTTCGCGCGTAAGAAAAACGAGGAAGAAGAGGAAGAGATCGAAGAGGTTGAGGAAGAGGAAGAAGAGGAAGAAGAAAAGCCGAAACCAAAACGTAAACCAAAATCAAAAAGCGAGGAGGAAGCACCAGCATGGGCACAAAAGCTGATAGACCTAGTAACACCGAAAGTGGAGGAACAACAGGGAACGCAAAAAGTACCGGTACCACCGAAGCCAAAAGTAGAGGAAGACGAGGAGCCGGAAGTGGAGGAAGTGGAGGAAACGGACAAGCCGAAGAAACAGGGCTTCCTAAGTTGGTTCCTGTAGACGTTCCTGGTAAAGAAGTGGAACTGTCTGGAGAGGAAAAGAAGCTAGAAGAGAAGCGCAAAAAGGACAGGGAACGAAAAGCCCGTTCGCGCGCGAATACAAAATCTTCCCCACGATCTAGCGGGAAATCAAAAGCACCGTCAATGGAAATCTTGCAATTGAAACCAATTCTAATGACAGTGTCACAAATGGTGGCTACCCGTGAAGGGTTTGAAATATGGGCTTTAAGTGAAACAGAAATTAATACGCTATGTGAACCGATAGAGAATATGTTAGCAAAAACCGCAGCACTCGAAAAAGTCGGGGAAAATAGTGACGCGATTGCACTTGCTATCGCATGCTTTACAATCTTTGTACCAAAATTCTTAATGTGGAATGCCACAAGAAAACAGAAGAAAGCGCAGGTGGTAACAAATTATGCTAAATCAATTCAGCCTACCGGAAACACCGGGGCAAACAAAACAGGAACGACTGGAGCAAGTAGCGGACCAAGTGTTGGAAAACCTTCCACTTCCAGTCAAGCTTTTAGCGGGGAACTCAATCAACTCATTCCGGCAAGCGCTCCATTTTGAGGACTTTGACGAACAAATCGACAATGGACTTGAAAAGCTGAAAGAAGTGATTGACTATGTCCAATACGGTACTTATCCGGGCGAGTAGGTGTATCTATTCTATTCCGCTTGATGATTGGCGTACAAATTGGTGTCCGTGCTTACCAAAACTGGACGAGTGGTTTGTAACGATTGGTGAGAAATATGTGGTCTTTGAATACGGCGATATCTGTCACCGTATGGACGAGCATTATTTTAACACGTTACTACCACGTATCCCCTATTCGTCACGATTTAAGGCGTTACGAAATGGAAAAGGTGTATTGCGCACGGAAAGGAGTTACAGCAAGAAGGGAATGAAGAAACATGCAAGCAATCCCGACTGACCAACATGTTTTTATAGCTGGTAAAACAGGTAGCGGAAAATCGTTTCTTGCTGAGGTTTACCTAGCCGGGTACGACCATGTGATTATGTTAGATACGAAAGGACAGTCACTTGAGAGACGGAAGAAAGGCGAGAACCTATGGTATGGGTTAAAGGAAGGGAAAGACTTTGTACTGGTCGAGACACTGGAAGAAGTAGCCGAAGCCCGCACGAAAAAGGTAATTTATTGTCCGATTCCGGAAGAGCAAGATGAAGAGTATTATGACGCGCTTATGAAATGGGTGTATGAGCGACATAACACAATTTTATGGATAGACGAGTTAATGCAAGTTTGTCCAAGTCCAAGTAAGTATCCGTATCATATGAAACACCTCTATCAGCGAGGACGCTTTGTGGATTCCGTCGTATGGGCATGTACACAAAGACCTGCAACGATTCCATCGGATATTATGTCCAACTCTACACACTTCTTTATTTTTGATTTGAATAAAGTGGCGGATAGAAAGCGTGTTGCCGATGATTTGGGGTCTGATATGTTTATGGACAAACCGGGTTATCGTAATTTCTGGTACATGCGGGATAGTGACGACGAACCTGTCCGCGCCACTTTGAAACTTTGAAAGGGGGTGACAATGTGGAGGGTAAATTTGCAGGGGTCGGACTGAAAAATATTATTGTCCTATGGCTCATGTTTATCTTATTAACAGTCATGGCGAAAGCGATTTTAACAAAACATCCGGTGAAAGGACTAAGTGAAGTTGTCCAAGCCGTATAGGAGGTGTGACATGCATTTATTAGAAGTTATTGTTCCGACGGCTATGTCGTCATTTGCTCTAGGGATTATAGTAGGAGCGAACATCATGAATTGCAATGGATTTAAGAAAAAGTAAGAAAAAGGAGGAAAAGAAAAATGGGAAAACTATTTAGCCCGTCATGGTGGGTATCTATGTTTATCAACACATTTGTGACAATGATTTTCATTTATTTAATTAAAAAAGGTTCTGATAAGTATAATATTCCGGTTGTAAGACCGATTGCGGAGGCGGTATAACATGCATGTAGTTACTATTTATGATGGAAATATGAATCGTATTAATACACATTTCACAGGAACGAAACCGACATTTGAACAGCTAGCTAATTTTAAAAGTCGTTATGAAAATGCGGAATATGTGGAATCAAATGAACGTTTTGCTGACTTTGAAATTCGTGAAGGCGAACGAAAAGAACGTTTAGCGAATGAAGCAAAGCAAGCGGAACTGGAACGAATCAAACGTGAACAAGGCGCGGGAAGCGGACTTGTTGAAGGAGGAACAAACTAATGGCACAACAGAAAGAGCAATATTCACCGCAACAACGCGCAATGATCTGGGCGACGTCAACACGACAATACAAACAAACATTACCAACGCAAGTTGTTACACAAGAAGGTATGACGCTTGATTTCACATTACCGAAAGCGCGTCTATTAACAAAAATCATGCTACATGTAAAAGCCGTAGCCACGTTGAAAAGCTCTAGCGGGAACATTCAACGCGACCCAATGTCTCCATATGGTATTTTACGCCGAGTAGAACTCAACTTAAATAACGGCTTCAGTCCTTATATTGTATCAGGGAAAGAACTGTTTATGTATAACGTTTTACGTAATCATCCGGACGTATTGTTACCAGGTGCGAATAAACAATACTTAAACTATGTGGAAAACGTAGCAACAACAGCCGGGAAGGACAATGAAATTCAATTTACAATCCCAATCCCTGTTAGTTTAAATGAACGTGACCCGGTCGGAATGGTTATGCTGCAAAACAACACGGCTAACGTAAACTTATCAATTGCCGTTGACCAATTAGCAAATGCATATAAATTAAATCCATCAAATAATGACCAAGTCATATTTAAATCTATGTCCATTACACCAGAGATCGAAACATTCTCTATTCCGTCGATTCCGGGCGGGCAACCGGATATGTCTGTACTGAAACTCGTACAATCGAAATCGGACATTTTCAGTGGCGGTGGACAAAACATTTTAAAACTAAACGTAGGGACGATTTATCGTAAACTCATACTCTACATCGAAGACTTAAACGGGAAACCATTAGAGCCAAAAGACTTCACGGGTAATATGGAACTTGTCTTTAACCAAGCGGACACGCCTTATAATATCAAGCCGGAAATACTCGTACACGAAAGTCATAGTAATCTAGGCTATCCACTTCCACCGGGTATGTATTGCTTTGACTTCTCATTCCAAGGTGTACCAAACCTCGGAGGGTCACGCGACTATGTGGATACGGAGCGTTTAACAGAATTCTGGTTCCGCTTCAGCACGCAAGTAGGCGGGAAAGTCACTGTCGTATCGGAAACAATATCACGACTACAAATGTAAGGGGCTTTATGCTCCTTACCTATTTATAAGGAGGGAACAGAATGGGACTGAATCATTTCTATCACGATCTATACCCGGATACGGGTTTCAATACGACAAGTGGAATCACCGTAGCGGAAATGGGTGACCAAGTTGTATTAGTGGATGAAAAGGACATCAAGACAGATGTGAAACCGAAGTCCGACCCAGTGACAGGTGCAAGCATTTGGAAGTCCATTGGTTTATTCATCATTATCATAATCGCATTCGGTTATGTGGCGGGGAGGTTGTAAGTCATGAATGAGATTGCTCAATTCATTAGTCAAGTGGGATTCCCGATTTTCACGGCTATTTTTATGATGACAAAACAATCAAAGGATACACAAGCTATGACGGGTGCGTTAACTGATTTAAAGATAGCAATTGAAAAGAATGGTGGCGGTAAGCATGAGTAAATCATTAATCCTAGTTGTTGCCATTCTTGCTTTATGGTTCTTTGTAATTCGAAAGAAAAAGGCGTGATGACATGTGAACAACGACGCGAAAGGTTTAACGTTTCTCACTCTATCCCTTTTATTTTTATGGCTCGTGTTTGACGACTTTGTCGGAAAGAAACGTCTATCAAAATTGGCGCAAATGATGACGCCGGACTTATCAATGCCTAGCCCGGGGGAAGTTGCTGAGAAAGTGGTGGACGGTGCGAAAGAGTCTGTAAAAGAAACAACAAAGAATACAAGGGAAGCGCAAAAAGAAGCGGATAAAAAAGCGGGTGAAATTCTGTTTGAAAAACCTGCAAAGAATGAAAAAGACCCCAAAAAGAAAGAAGTGTTAGAACGTCTTTCCGAACAGAGCAAGAAACGTGCCGAAACGAACGCGTATAAAGATAAGGGGTGGCTCGGATACAGTTGGGAGGACTTATTCGAGGATACGTGGGGTACGGTGAAAGGGTGGTTTAAATGAAAGAATTTACGGAGTCAATGCCATTCGTCATCTTCTTTATGTCCGTGACCGTCCTATTGCAATCCTTTACGAACGAGCGTGTAACAAATGGATTTTTGCTACTCGTATTAATGAGTATGGTTGTTACAAATTCGGACAAGTTTATAAAACTATTAAATGAGGTGAGAGTATGACAAAAGTATTCGACATGATCGCGGGAATTGGAATGCTCATTGGTATTTATTTGTTCCTTTCAAATGGTCGAGAAACAGTGTCAATCATTGAAGCGATGGGTAAAAACTCAATTGCGGGCATTAAAACATTACAAGGACGATAGGAGGGTTTTATATGGATTACAAGCGCGACAATTTAAATCGTCACGCGTTCCAAGCGTTGGACAAGCCCGTATATGAACCCTCTATCAGATTGAACGTGGAGTTTGACGAGTACCTCGGCTCTTATGCGTTACTGGTGAAGCATACAGCAAAGCAGCCAAAAATGGTTGTGGCTGACCCGGTAAAAGAACCGTGGGAGAAAACACGACCAAACTTGCAAAACGAACAAATCCGAAGAGAGGATTTCCCGCAAGGCTACTATTTCGGGAATCCCATTATGGGGGTGTAGGGAATGCCAGAATTTGAAAGACTCGACCCTCCTGCAAGCGGTGGGAGTGGCGGAAAACATAAACCGAAGTTTGACAAAAAACAAAAGATGCTATTACTAGGAGGCGGAATTGCCGTCGTCCTAGTGGCTCTTTTTATGAATAAGGCAAAGCATAGCGGTGGTTCATCGCAAGAAGCCGTAGAGGAAGAATTGAAGGACTACTATACAAACTATCCAACGCTCGGTAGTCAAAATGCTGTTGTGCAAGATGGAATGAACACGCTTGTCGGGCGACAAGAAGAATTGCTTAATTCCATTTTAGAACTGCAAGGGAAGAAAGACCCTGCTGAACTAACAAAGATTTATGTCACATTCGATAACAGTGATGAAGCGTTAAAACGTCAACAATATTTAATTAATTCTGGAGCAAGTACGACATATGTCAGAAAACAATTCATTAAAGATGGATGGGCGGGCGCGAAGGATTACTATGTTGTGGAAGCATACGGAAAAGACCGTCAAGAAATGGCTGACCTTGTGAAAAAAGGTGTCCAAGACAAACAATGGGGCGGAATGGAAGTCGGGAAAGTGAAGACCGGGGACGCACCAAGCTATGGCGCACATTCTAGGAGTTATTAATTAATGGCTCTAGATGTTAGACCATTCATAAACGACGCCCAACGAATCCAAAAAGAAACTGGAATCCCTGCTTCTATTATTCTCGGTCAAATGGTGTTTGAATCTAGCGGAAAGAATCCCGGCGGAATGTCCGGTCTTGCCTATAATGCTAAGAATCTATTTGGCATTAAAGGTGTCGGACCTGCCGGAACACATACTGTATGGTCACAAGAGTATGACGCGGGCGGTGGTCGTGTTTCTGGATTCCGGAAATATAACAGCTACTATGAGTCGATGGCTGACCATGCTCGGTTGCTGCAAACACCGCGCTATGCGTCCCAACTAAAAAATGCGAAGACATTTGAGGACTTTGCGCGCGGGATTAAGGCGGGCGGATACGCGACTGACCCCAACTATGCGGGACAATTGATATCTATTATTAAGCAAAACGGATTAGACAAGTATGACGACGGGACGCCATACACCGGAGAGGGAAGCGTTCCTGCCGGTGGAGGGAGTGATAAACGTGGAATATTCACAAGTGTCGCTAATGGAGTCATTCGCGCCTTGCTTATCTTATTGGCTTTTGTGGTTTGTGTTCTCTTTTTTGCCAAGGCATTCCCACAAGTGGAAGCTACGGCAAAGAGCGGAGCAAAGAAAGTTACAAAGTCATCCTCACGATCTAGAGGATATAAAAAAGTAAAACCGAAAGGCGGTGCTACGAATGGCGGAACTACAGGGACTCAAACTAAACGACAAGTTGAAGCAAGTATATGACAAGACGTTATCCCTTGGTTTGCGATTCACAAGCGGATACCGCCCCGGTTCTACCGGACCAAGCGGGAGACCGGATAGCCATTCCCAAGGCATGGCTATGGACTTCGCGGGTTCGAAAGATAAAATGGACGAATTTGCGAAATGGGCGAAAACGTCACCGCTATTTACGGAAGTGTTATGGCAAACTGCTGGACACTACGATCATGTACACGTCGGGTGGCAAGAGGGAAAACACCAAGCCGGAAAGATGTACGTAGGCGATAAAACATTGATCGACAGGCCCACGGGTGACGGTGGCGGTGCCCTAAGCACGGGGACGGCTTCCCCAAATTCCGACAAAGGATTTATCACAAGTGCATTTGTTGGAATCGTTCGTGCTGTTATGATTCTTGTCTTTCTGATCGTAGCTGTATATTTCTTCTTCCAAGCATTCCCGGATATAAAAGTAAAAGTATTTTAAGGAGTTGAAAAACATGTTAAAGGATAATACATGGCGTGAGGTCACGCTCACACTACCGCCTAAAATGGCGTATACACATCATTTCATTGATACAAACCCAAACCATTATGACATTAACAATCTATCTGTAGCGACGCTATACGCGGGCGTTCGTGTCCTACCAAGTCCAAGAGAATACGAATTACTTGTACCGGGTAATGGACGAAACATTTTAGCAAGGAAAGAAGGTTCTTCCCAAATCCAAATTTATAACGATAGTGCGGATGCTGCAAGAATCATTTTAACATCGTTTAACGAACCGTTTAACCCTGCTGTACTAGCAAATAGCGGAAGTGTTGCCCCGATTTCAAACGGTGGCGGTGGGGTAAGTGATACCGTCACGGTAAAAGGATTTACAAGCGCGTTACCTGCTGGGAATAACAATATAGGTAAAGTAGTTGTCACGGAAATGCCTACCATTCCAATTGAGTTTAAAACATTACCATCGGGTACAAATATGATTGGTAACGTAGGTGTCACGAAACTACCGCCACTTGCTGAAGGTGAAAGTCATATCGGAAGTGTGAATGTACAAGGTGGGGTTTCGATTTCCAGTATGCCACCTGTACAGGTTACGAATGACCCGGTGCGAGCAAGTCACTTCTATTTCGAAGCAATGATCGGGACAGGGAACTATGTATGCAATGTAGGTGACGTCATTAAATTCTCGTACTTAGTGAATGAAGGTGACACCGATCTATTCCTAAACTTTGATGATAATACATTAAATCCAAATTTATTATCCGGTAAGAATGTAACCATTCGTTTGAAACCCGGTGAACAATTATCAGAGTTTACGAGAAAAGCAAATAAAATAACATTTGTGCGCCAATCCGGAAATGGAATGGTTCGGCTGTTAGGGGTGTAATAGATGGGGCTTGTTAAACCATTTCCAGTTATAGAAACAAAAACAAAGAGGATACCGCAAACGAGCGAAAGACCTCTTTATTATAGGGTTGCTAGAATCCAATCAAGAAACCCAGTTGATAGCGCGGAAGGGTCTGTTCTTCAAGGACAACTTTTCCCGCAAAGTAACTTTGGATTCACGGGTACAACGCAACCGTTATACACCTTTTCATTTGGTGTTCGAAACGGCGGGCCCGCTTCACTTATCAAACCATCCCTACTAAAAGTAGGAGATTCCCGCGAAGATAGTTACCGTTTTGAAATATACAAAGACGGGGAAGGGTTTCATGTTCTTTATCTTGTTCTATCTCCCTATTCAAAGGGTGGTGTATTCGTCTATCATGCAATTGAATGTAAAGAGTATTTTGAGGTGGACACGGAGTTTACCGAACGTGGATATACCCTTGTTTGGTCAAGTGTAACAGGTGATACACAAGGCGTATATGAAGGCGGGCGAAGACTATTAACGGAAAGCAAAGCCGAAGAACTCTATTTGAAAAAGAATACAATTGGATTCCGTCAAGTGGCACTAGACCCCGCGACAGGTTTTTACCATCGTGGTGACGGGTTACTTTATACCAAGCGAGGGGACATTGTAACACTATTCGGTGACCTGCTACATGGTAACGGTGGTGCTTATAAAATCGTGGGACGTGTACCGAAAGAGTTTGCCCCGTTATACGAAACAGTTATACAGGCTATGTATTCGAAAGCTGATTCCACATATGGAAGTATGACAATGATCGTAGACCAAGCCGGACAAATTATACAAATGGAAAATAGGGTGAATGGTGACCCGAACGCAACAAATACCAAAATCAGTGGCACATGGCAATGTGCATATTAAAGGGAGGAAAATTAGAATGGGACAATTAAAAACTTTTCACGCTGGGCATAACTACTTTGTGACAGGAGCACATGCAAATGGGTACAAGGAGGAAGTCGAAACAAGACGAGTCGTGCAAAGAATCGCTGAATTATGCGAAGAGAACGGAATTCACTATGCAATCACTACAGACAACGACGGACGCACACAACGCCAGAATTTAAACAACATCATAGCGAATTGTAACAGCCATACAAGAGATCGTGTGGACGTAGCGATTCACTTCAACCAAGCAACGTCAGAAAAAGGCGGTGTCGAGGTTTGGTATTATGACCAATATAATTTAGCTTCTAAAGTGAGCGAAGCCGTGGCGGGTGCGCTAGGTATCGCAAACCGTGGAGCGAAGCAAGGGAAGGAATTAGCGGTTCTGAATGGGACAAATGCTCCCGCTATTTTAATAGAGGTTGCATTCTTAAACAATCCGGGGAATATGAAAGCGTACGAGGAACGATTTGAAGCCGTTTGCCGCGCTATTGTCCAAAGTGTTACAGATGTAAATCTGAAGAACTATCAGGACTTACCTGTCGCAAAAGCGGACAAATATTACCGTGTGAACTTCGGTGACTTTGACAGCTTTGATTGGTTAGCGGGTGTAAAGAAACGTGTAAACGAAATATTACCGGGTCACGGATGTTGGATTGCTTGTCTAGCCGGGAACGCTCATAGAATCCTATTAGGTGACTATGGAAGCCGAGAGGAAGCACAAGCCGTAATTGATAGATTGAATCAAGAATTTCCGGGTAGTGGAATTTGGTTAGAAGAATTGTAAAATAGGAAAGAGTTGTGGAATTGATTCCATGACTCTTTTTTATTTTGTTTATATCGTGAAACATAGATGTTTATTTGTGTCAATGGGTAATATTGGTAAAAGTGCTAGTAGGGATACAAATAAACATCTATGTTTCACGATATAAACAAAATAAAAAAGAGTCATGGAATCAATTCCACAACTCTTTCCTATTTTACAATTCTTCTAACCAAATTCCACTACCCGGAAATTCTTGATTCAATCTATCAATTACGGCTTGTGCTTCCTCTCGGCTTCCATAGTCACCTAAT